CACCTGCGCAAAGAACGCGACGCCGATCTTCTGTGCTTCTGCCTCAATCGCTGCCGTTGCCGCTTGAATGCCCTCGGCAAAGAACGGCACGCGCTTATGCACAAACGGCGCATAGATGACATTGGAGCCAACATAGCCGCGCATGCCGCCCGCCTCCACCCGCGTGGTCTCCGAGCGGCGCAGCGTGCCGGTGTCCACGGGCGTGCGTGGCTGGCTCTCGCGTAAGGCCAGGAGCGTCGCGCGCTGCATGAACGGCTCCAGCTGTGCCTGGAATGCCTCGGGCGTCAGCTTTTTGGCCAGCTCCTCGGGTGTCATATCGCCAGCTCCATCAGCGGCTCGGCCACGTTGCGGATCGTCGCCTCTTGCTGCTTGGTCAGCCCTGCCACCACCCGCACCGCGCCGCCGCCTTCTGCGCCCACCAGCTCGGTAAACCCGCCCTTGTCGCGTGAGCGCCAGATGTTGACCGCCAGCTCCAGCGTGATTTGCTCAATCGCTTGCGGCACATCCGGCCCATAGCCCCACTGCGCCGTGATGCGGTAGCGGGCGTTGGGTGCCCACTGGCCGGGTCGGTACAGGCGGCCGTCTTCCTCGGCCCAGGCGTCGGGCAGCGTGGCGTAGGCGATTGGGCTGGATGCGGTCTGATACTCCACCAGCGTCACGCTGCCGGCCTGGTGCGGTGGCAGGCGCACATAGGCGCCGAAGCTACCGACCACAATGCGCGTCGTGGCCTCTGGCCAGTCGGCGTAATCAAACGTCGGATCGGCGAGATAGCGCCGCATGGCCTGCCGTACGGTATCGCTTGCGCGGCTCAGGCAGTCGAGCAGCAGTGCGTCGGTGGCCGGCTCAATAGCCGCGCCCGTGCCGAGCAGCAGCGCGGCGTTCTGCGCCAGATCGCCCTGGAATGCGGCCACCCACGGCCCGCCCGGCGCGCCTGAGACCTTCACGCCACTCGCGCCAATCGCACTTATGGCACGCAGTGCGCTCTGCACCGTTGTGGCCGTCGCGCCGCGCGCCAGGCTGCTGGTACTCGCGCCGTCATAGGTCAGCGTGAACGCGCTCGCGGCGGGCGTGATGCGCTGCTGGCCGTATTCGGGCACTTGCGGCAGATAGGCGCGCAGTTGTGCGACGGTGGCGTAGGGCATTTACTCGCCTTTGTTCTCGGGCGCGGCCTTGGCTTTGTTGGCCTTGGCCGTGTCAGCCTTCTCGGCCTTCGCTCGCGGCAGGCCGTGCTGCTTGGCCACGTCGTCGGGCAGCGTGCCGCCGGTGGCAACCAGCAAATAGGCGGCGCGTGGGTCGCCTTCTTCGACAATGGTCTCCTGATCGTCCGCCAGATAGAGCGGCGGGCCGTCGTGTACATAGGGCATCGCTGGGTCTCCTAGCTTTGCGTGCCAACAACCGTCCACACGCTCACCGGCGGCGTGCCGGTGTTAATGTAGGCTTTGCCGTTGGTGCTATCGAGCAGTAGACAGCCCTTGCCCGCGCCGCGATAGGTCACGTCTACGCCGGGCGTGGTCTCCGCAACCGAGAGCGTGGCGTTGCCGGTCAGGCTGTTATTGGCGACAGTGATGGTGTTCACGGCCTTCTTGGCGAGTTCGCCCGCGAAGGTGAGCGTGAGCGTGCCGACGCCAGCGGTCATGCTGCCGACGGCGGTGGTGATGTTGCCCGCGCCGATATTCGGCAGGGCCTCCAGCGCGGCGTCCACATTCGCCACCAGCGTGGCGTTGGTGGCCGACCAGCTGATCGCGGCGGTGGTGAAGCCGTCGAAGGCGAGCTTGAAGGTGCCGCCCGTAGCGTCGATGGTGAGCGTTTGCACCTCGTCGGTGCCGGCGGTTGGCGCGCCCGCCCAGACCAGCTCGTCCACCACGCCCTCGATCACGCGGCCCCCGGTGATAATTGCCATTGCGAGATCCCCTGTGTAGCAGGGCGGTAGTGAGCCGCCCTGCGGTGACGGGTGCGAGCCTACAGGTCGGTGACGGTGCAGAACGCGGCGGCGCGGTAGATCTCCAGTGTCAGGCGCTCTTCGGCGCGGATCGTCTGCTGGTTCTTGATGAACTGGTCGTTGACCCAGCCCACGTCGATCGTGATGCCCTGCCGGCGCGAGATGTGCGAGAACATTTGGAAGTCGCCCACCAGCGCGGTGCCGAGCGTCATGGCGACGGTCTTCACCACCGGCATGCCCCAGATGCGCTCGGGGCCGGCATCGGCCGGACTGCCCCAGATGTAGATGCCGTCGCTGGTGCGCAGCAGGCGGATGTTCTGCCAGTCGGTCGGGTGGAAGATAATGCCCGACGGGGTCGCGTCGCTACCTGAACCGCCCGAACCGATCGTGATCTTGGTCATGGCCTTCAGCACCGCGTCGGGCGCCGGGTCGGTGCTCTTCGCCTGGGTCTGAATGCCCGACTTGGTGAGGAAGCCCTGCAGGTTTGGGCTGCTGCCGTTACCTGAGAGCAGCTGGCTCTCTTCGGCGATCTCGACCATCAGCGTGAGCCGGCCGTCGATCAGCGCGCGCACGCTCGGCACGTCGTCGAGCTGCTGCTGCGTGACCGGCAGTGTCACCGCGATCACTTCGACGGTCTGGCTGCGCTCGGTGAAGGCCAGCGCCGCCTCGGGCTTGGTGCCCGACTCGGCCACGGGCGCGGCGTTGTTCGTGAAGGTGGTCTCTTCCATGTACTTGATCACGCTCAGGTCGGTGGTGTCCTGTGGGATCAAGTCAGCAACGACCGGCCGGCGCTGGGCCGAGAGCACCACAATGTCGGTGCGGTTGTTCGGCGCGCTGATACCGGCGCTGGTGCTCATGACCGTCTTCTGCGCCTTGAGGTACGCGGTCAGGTCGAAGCCGTCCATCGCCACGCCAAACTGGCGGCGGCTCAGCCCCTTCGTGCCCTGATAGGCCGCGCTCTCGACAAACAGCTCGCCGGCGCTCTTCACGCGCTCGCTGGGCTGCTCGCGCTGGCGGCCGGCCGGGCGGTCGTCCTGGACGAAGCGCGGGCCGTCGGCCTTGGCCGCGTCGGCGATGCGCTTCAGCTCGGCGGCGGCCTCGTACTGCTTGCCCAGATCGGCAAGTTCGTCATTCCGGCGGCGCACCTCGGCCACCTTCTCGTCGTTGGTGCCGGTGATGCTGGTGACTTTGGTAAAGTCCAGATCCTCGCCGGCCTCGGTAAAGATAGCGGACAGTTGTTCGCGCTTGGCGCTCAGTTCTTGCGCCAGCTCGTAGACCTTTTTCACAGTGACACTCCATTGATGCGGGCCAGCGTGCGCTGATACTGCGCAAACAGCTGGCGATAGTCCGGTGTGAGAGGCAGAGCGATCGTCTTCGGCTCCGTGGCCGCGAGCAGATCATTCAAGGCGGCCTTGGCACTATCGAGCGCGCCGACGGCCTCTTCGATCCGTTTGCGGTTCTCGCCACTCAGCACCCGGCCTTCCTTGGCACGCAACGCGGCCAGTGCTGTGAGGCGTTCGTTATAGGTGGTGACGGCTGCAAGCACCGCCGCGTGATGATCGGGAAGGGGCTGGCCGGTCTTCGCGCCGTCGGCGGACGTGGCCGGGTTCATGCCCCAGTTCACGTCGGAGACGTCGTACAGATCGGCCGCGTACAAGTTGCGAATGGGCAGCGCGCCGTCCTTCGGCTCTTCAAAGTCCCATCGCGTGGCCTCGTAGGCGTAGCTCATCTCGGTGATGGCCCCGGCCTTGAGCCCCGAGAGCACCTCGTTGGCGCGCGGGGTATCCAGATAGGTGCGCGTCACGCCCACGCCGCCGGTGGCATCAGGCGCATAGAGCTTCACGGCGGCCGGCAGATCGGCCGCACTCACTTCAAACAGCCGATCGATCGTGGCGATCGGCGGATCCTGGCTGCGGTGCTGCCAGAGGAACTTCGCGCGGCTGCGGCCGTCGGCCTGGAAGTCGCCAAACAGGCCCGGATGGCTGCGGTCGCGGCTCGTCCAGCCGTCGCCGCTATCGACGTTGCCGTGTACGGCAAAAATGCCCGTGACGGTGCGCTCACCCTCCATACCCATCACCGCCGCTTTGACCGATTTATACTCAACCATGAACGTTTGCTCCTACGTGGTCAGCACTGGCCGCACGGCACAGCGGCAGTTCGGGTGCGCGGGTGGGAAGAAGATCCCGCCGTCAAAGGATTCGCCGAGCGTGGCCTGGGTGCCGTCGAGCGGCGCGCAGATCGCACATTCGCGCTCGTCACCAGCGGTCAGCCATTCGGTGGCGGCCACTTGCCCCGAGACGGTGTAGGCCGCGAGGCTGCCGAGCGAGTAGGCGCGGGCGGTCTCGGTGCGGGCGATCACTTCAGCGCGGGTGGCGCTGCGCACGTCGGCCAGGTGTTCCAGCTCGGCGGCGAGCTGCTCCAGCGACCAGCCCTCGCTGGCCTGCCGTCCGACCAGTGCGCGGATCTCGTTGCGGGTCGTCTCGGCCACGGCCTGCACCTGCTCCGCCAGCGCGTCGAGCACGTCCTGCACAAACGGGTTATCCAGCGTCCAGGTGACGGTCAGCCCTTGAGCCGCCGCATCAACAAAGGCCGCCTCCAGCAGGCGCGGGTACAGGCGGCGCATGAGCGTCGCCAGTGCGCTGCCGTCGTCCAGACTGTCGAGCGGATCGGCCATCGGTGCCAACACAAAAGCCCTGCCGCCCCAAGAGGCGCAGAGCCTAGTGAGAGACAGGGCCTAATCAATGAAGAGGCCGTTTAGTTGTAAGTTTTGGGCGTGTGCCCCAGAGCGT